CCATTGTTGATAGTTATTGAGACCGGTCGCAATAGCGTGCGTGATGCGTCAAACGTTTGACCGATTCCCCTTTCCTACCTTTACTAGTGAAGGGGGACGACATCAGAGCCTCCAGAAAACACAAAAGCAAAATGAACAACCAAACGTTTGAAGAAACGGTCGCCTCCATCATCGAGGCCGGAAGTAAAGTAGCGAGTGCCGCAACTCGCTTGTCCAACGCCAAAGCCACGTTGGGCCAGCGTATTGCATACGCTGTCTCCAACATGGAAGGGGATATCGACGAAGCAATTGCCAAGCTCCGCGCGGAGCTTGGCAAGTCGGACAAGGAAGGCGCGAAGCGTGCCGCAAGTGCGCTTAACAGCGCACGCCCACTCATCCCCTTTGCCTTGTCAGTGGTGGGGCAAGACTTCGACGCCATCGAATGGCCCACAGTCTCACTAGCCAACGCTGTGTTGCGTGGTGCTGGTCTTGAGCCATCCACCACAAGCGGAGACGCTTGGCGCGAATCCTACGAGGAAGCGTGCGAGCATGTAGCGGAACCCGTAGCGTTGGCTTGGGCGGACGCCAACGGAAAAGGCCAACCTCCGCAAACCTTGGTGGATAAGAAGATCGAAGCGGCCTATCGCGAATCTCGGGAAGCTACTGCTAGCGGTTCGCCGCTAACAGTTGAGAAAATCATCTCATGGACAGCTAGCCAATCCAACGGGACAAGAGAGCTTCTCATCGAAGCTCTGCGGAAGCAAATCAAGCTTTGCGCTTGAATCACAGCCCGCTTGCCAGTCATGGCAAGCGGGCTTTTTTTTGCCCGATTCCCTTATTGCGACGCGGTCTCAACAAGCTGCGGCCCATCCTTTCCTGCGAGCGTCAAGCGAGCGTGACCACTGAACCATGAACCCTGATTCCCGACTCAGGACTCCCGATACAGGATGCGGTATGTGTGTGAAGCTATGACGCTACGGGTAGGGGTGTAAGTTTTTACGTGATGCAACGTGTGTATATATGTATGCCTGTGAAAAAATTTGACAGTCTACCGGACGCTGGCCAGAATCAGCGCATGCCCGACCCGAAAAAGCAGGAATACTACCGCAAGAATCGAGAGGCACGGCTCAAGTATCAGCACAAATACCACGCCGAAGTGGGCAAGTATCGAGTCGAGCGACGCAAAGAGTTGGAACGCGAACTCGACCCCGAACTATGGACCCTGAATCAGGAATCCCGTAGCCGATACAATCGAGAGTATTACCGGAAGAATCGAGAGCGGATTCGGGCGCAAAGAAAACGTCTCGCGGAGGAGCGAGCGCGACTCAAGAAGCGGGTTCAGGATCGGGATTCAGGGTGCGGGTAAAACCGTTTCACAGCACCAAAGATATTTTTGGTGCCGTAAAAACACTTTTCAGAGGCCGATTACAAAACCGTTTTGCAGCACCAAAGAGATTTTTGGTGCTGTAAAAACAGTTTTGAGTCTTTGGTGCTGTATACGGTTTTCTAGTCATTTCTTAAACACTTGTTTTACTTTTAACGAAGTTATGCGGGCTACAGCCGATTCTTTGGTGCTGTAAGAACAGTTTTTCGGAAAAAAACTTTGCGCTAGAACCTTTGGTGCTGTAAAACGGTTTTGCAGCACCAAAGACTTTAAAGAAAAGTTTTTCTTATAAGGGCAAAACCGTTTCACAGCACCAAAGACTTTTCTGAAGAAAAGTTTTGACACTCAGCGGCACGCATGCAGGATTCACGTCACATATGAAAGACATCAAAGGCGCATCGAAATACGGACTCTCGTCATCTGGTTACATCTACCATCTCCGCAAAGGAAAGCAGCTCGCCCGTTTCTGGTCGCCTTCCCGTGGCAACTACTCGGTCGTCCAATCCGATGATGGTAGACGCTGCCGTGCATACATATCCGATAGTGGTGTCGAGATCGTCTCAGATTCGACGCAGACGCCCGACGACCTGAAAACGATACCGAACTACCCAAACTACGCTATAACGCCTTACGGAGCCGTGTGGCGTGTATCCGGTATCCGGAATCCTCGACCCCATATCGTGACAGAGCATCTCCGTGGCAAATCATCATACGTTCAACTACGAAACAAGTTCGGGAAGAGGCATAATCTAAAGGTCGATCATCTAATTGATCTTGTGTGGCCGAATGCTTGACACTTCGACGCAAACCACTTATTTTCCATCCGGATGTATACTCCGCCTGAGCTAGATGGTCTTGACTTGCAGAGTCTGGACGAAAAAGGAAAGCCAGTTACTTCTCGTTTGAAAGACGTGAAGTCTGCTGTTGGCATCTTCTCTACGTTGCTGAAAGCCGATGAAAAGTCCGCCGTCAATCGTGCTAGACTTGATGGCATGTTTGATGGTGCCTCGCCATACAATCAGAACCAGCTAGCCGCGAGCGGACAATCACTGAAGACCAATCTGAACTTCGGTGAAGCACAACGGCTACTCGACATCTCGCTTTCTGCGTATGTTGATCTCTACAGCTCGCTTGAGCGTCTCGTAGAAGTCCGTGGCTCGACTGGCGAACGCAGCGAGAATGCCCCAAAAGAAGACATCGTCTCTGAAGAGCTGACGCACTTGTTCCGGAGTTGGCCTGAGTTCCACTCCAGCTACTTGCGTCTCTGCAATACTTTCATCAAGCACGGCGTCGGCATCGCTTATTTCGATTCTCCGGACGACTGGCGTTTTCGTGTTGGCGGCTTTGCTGACATCTTGATTCCCAGACAGACGCCAGCTAGCGAGCAGGCCATCGACATCGCGATTGGTCGCCGCCAGTATCATCTGCACGAACTGTATCACTTCATCAAGAACGAGAAAGCCGCTAAAGCAGTTGGCTGGAATATTGAAGAAGTGAAGCGGGTGATGATGGAAAACGTGAAAACGTCTGGTCGTGCGTATACTACCGGAAACACGTTCAGCGACTTTGAAGCGTTGCAGGCGGAGATTAAGAACAACGACCTGTATACTGGAATCCAGAATCCGACTGTTGATATTCTGCACTACTGGGTCCGCGAAATGGACGGCTCGATTAGCCATTACATCAGTGCTGAGTCTAGCCCGAAAGATTTCATGTATCAGCGCGTTAGCCGATACGACTCGCCGGAGCAGGCGTATGTGTTCTTTACCAATGGCGTCGGCAGCAACGGCACTTACCACTCCGTTCGCGGACTGGGCCAGCGTATCTTCTCGCACATCCAGACCAGTAACCGATTGCGCTGCCAGCAAATCGACGGCGCGATGTTGGCTTCTGCTGTGATGATCCAGCCGGAGAACCAGCGTTCACTCGACGAACTTAGTTTCACGTTCTACGGCGCGTATGCCGTGATGTCACCGAACGTGCGCGTGATTGAGAAAGCGATTCCCAATCTGGGAACAGCGGTCCAACCTGCGTTACAAGACATCTCGCAACAGCTTTCTCTCAACACTGATACTGTAAGTCCATACGGACCACAGCAGTCGAGTCCGTATCGTAACCAGATGCAAGTGGTTGCTGATATGGACGTAGCGACCAGATTGTCTGGCGCATCGTTGAATCTCTTTTACTCAAGCTGGAACCGACTACTGCCAGAAATGGTCCGTCGTGTAGTTACCAGCAAGAAGAACGATCCATTGATTCGCGACTTCTTCAAGCGGTGCGCGGATCGCGGCGTGGAAGAAGAGTTCATTCGCAAGCTCGACACGAAACGGACCAAAGCAGTCCGCTCCATCGGCAACGGCTCGATGGCAAATCGACTCGTATCACTGCGCGAGCTTCAAGGCATCAGCGGTCAGTTCGACGATGTTGGTCGCCGCAACTTGACCAGAGACATTGTCAGCACTCGCGTAGGCCACGATCTGGCAGACCGCTACGTTCCTGCTAACGAAGACCAGCGTCCGACAGTTGATCTCAAGATCGCCTATCTGGAAAACCAGCAGTTGCAAGCAGGCCAGCCTGTTCCTGTTGTCGCAAGCGAGCTGCACGGCCAGCACTTGCAGATCCACGTTCCACTGCTTCAGCAACTTCTGGAAGCAATCAATACTGGACAAGCTGATCCACAGCAGTCGCTGCCGATACTACAAGCACTTTACCAACACGTCAGTGAGACGCTCCAGTTCGCCGCTGGTGATCCGGCTTTACAATCTGTTGTCGCTAGCACCAAGCAGTCGTTGCAGTATGCCGAAGAGGCGATCAACAACACGACGAAGGCACTACAGAAAATTCAGCGCGAACAAGCTGAAATGGCAGAGCAATCCGGCCAACAACCACAAGTATCTGAGGTTGACATGAAGATGCAAAAGGCCCAAGTTGACATGCAGATAGCCCAGCAAAAGGCTGAACTTGACATGGCGATCAAGCAGAAGAAATTTGATCAGGAGCAAGCAATGCGCGATGCGAAAGCTGCTCTTGAGTTCCGAACGGAACAATCCTGAATATGGCAAAAGCACGAAACCCGTCTAAAACGACGGTCCCTACATCACTGGAACACTGGTTCCTGAACCAAGAATCGGTATCCCGATTACGCGAAATTCTAGACGACGACACGTTTCAGTTGGCCGTAGCCACGCTGAAAGAAGCCGCTGCGCCTTCTGCGTCGTCGATCACGGAAGATCCACAAGTGAACAGCCACCGATTGAGTTGGTTCGCTGGATACCGTGACGCCTACAACGATCTGGCCAAACTAACGAAGATGCCAGCTAACCGAACCAACAACACCGACGAAGAATGGATGCACCTGCTGAACCAGTAGCCGAAGCTGCTGAGACTACCACCGAAGCCTCTATTGATCAGTTGCCAGATGCTGGTGCTGAGTCGGCGACGCCTTCTTTCGAGGCTTCGCTAGAAGAGGCTTTTTCAAAACTCGAAAACGCTGCTTCTGGTGAAGAGACAGCCGCTGAAACAGAAACTGAGCCAGCCGAAGAGCCAGCCGAAGAGCCAGCCGAAGAGCCACTTGAGCCACTTGAGCAACTGACGGACGAGGTCGGCGACGACTGGACCCCGAAAGCGGCGAATCGGTTCAAGCAACTGAAGGCTGAACTGAAGACCAACCGCTCCGAACTGGATGAACTACGCCAAAAAGCGACCGAATACGAGCAGAAGGTCAAAGAGTTGTCTGGACTGGCTGAAAGCCACGACGTGGAAACACTCCAGTCGAAGATCGCCGAATACGAACAGCAGCAGATGTTCTCCAATCTGGAGGCTACTGACGCTTATCGGACAGCGGTTACTGATCCATTGACCAATTTGATGGAGCAGGCCGACCAGATCGCGGACAAATACGAGATCGACGGCGATGCCTTGGTCGATGTGTTGGCGATGGACGACCCAAATGCCCAAGAAGAGCAGCTTTCTGAGATTCTCGCTGAAGCATCTGACAGGGATAAGGCCAAAATCTACCGTATTATAGAAGATATTGACCCAATTCTGGAACGCCGCTCACAGCTTTTCGAGAACGCAGACGCCGCCTTGGCCGAAGCCAAACAGCTTGAAGAGCAGAAAGTGGCGCAGCAGGCCGCTGAAAAGGCCCAAATCCGCCAGAATGTGGTCCGTAACGTGGTGGAACGGGTCCAGCAGAAGCTGCCGTTCCTTTCTGGACTGGAAGGTCTCGATATGTCGTCAGTCCAGCAACGTGCTTCTGAAACCGATCCGTCTGTCGCGCACCCAGTTGACATGGCGTATAACGCTGTTTCGGCCCAGATTCTGCCTAGTATTGTCCGTGAATACGTCACACTCCAGAAAGAAGTGGATGCGTTAACCGACAGGCTGGCCGAATACGAAGACGCAGAGCCTTCAATGAGTGGTGCTGTGAAAGAATCCAGCAAACGTGCCGGAGTTTCTGACACCGCGTCATTTGAGGAGCGGGTAAACGCCGCACTCGGAGCAGTCTGACACCACCCCCAACGATTCCAACGCCCACACTGCTCGATAGCGGTGTGGGCGTTTCTGTTACCTACTTGACAACAAAAACTGTTTACGGTAGTTTCACCATATCGACACGGTTGCTCTGACCATAAATCAGTTCTAGGTCGATCCTTTAGAGCTTTGCCTCTACCACACATAGAATCTGCTGGTTGCTCTAGCCATTGAATAGTTCTAAAGAGATTCGGCCTAACCCACCAATCGTTTCTCGCTAGTCGGGCGGGAACACTAACACCTATCCTCTTTTAGAATCATGTCTTTCGATCTTGGAACTGGCGTATCCGCCATTAACACCATTCTTGCCGAAGAAGCTAACCGCATCGGGCAAGACATCTACACCCGCACCCTCCACACTTCTCCGTGGATGGACCTTATGAAGCAGTCCGCTTTCGCTGACGGCGTGGGTTACCAACAAACCACGCTCGTCTATGACCGTGCTGTCGCCACTACCCTAACTAGCGGTAACGTCGTAGCCGGAACGGATGCGTGGTCGTCTGTCGGAACTCTTTCCACTGGCGGTAATCAGTTCAACACATCGCTCTCTGGAGCAAACGGACAACCTCTCGACGACGCTGCTGACGACGTTCAAGGTGGTCGCGGATCTGGTAGCACTGACAACCGCTCCTTTGTTCAGTTCGGTAAGCGTCTCAAGAAGTATTCGCTGGAACGCGCTGTAATCGAGTCACCACGCATCTCGCTGGAAGACCTCCGTTTTGCAGCCCACCGCCAAGAGCAGCTTCGCGCTATCATGGACATCATGTCGGAAGTGACCCACAACACTTGGGAAAATCGCTACCGTAATGAGTTTGAGAAAGTGTCGGCTAATCTGACTTGCTGTATTGCTGCTGGTTCTGTCACACGCTCCACTGTCGATTCAGACGGCGATAACACGTCTAACAATCCGTTTGAAGGCGCGTTGCTCACTGGCCTCGACATCGCTAAATCCGGCTCGGGAAATAGCGACATCACTCCTGATGCAAACATCTCAAACGCCGTTCTCGACAGCATCTACTTCAAGCTCATCCGGGCTGGTGCAGGCAACAACGCATACGGTCGTGAAAACGGTCGCCCTGTGTTTGGTCTGGTTCTGTCGTCTGAAGCGTCTTACCAACTTCAAACCGAAGCTGGGTTCCGCGACGACGTTCGCTACAACAACGCGAAGGTCAGTGACCTCATCGCTCCGTTGGGTATTGAGAAGTCATTCCGTGGTTTCTACCATCTGGTCGATGACCTCGCACCTCGGTTCAGCATCAGCACTGGCGCGGTCACTAAGATCGAGCCTTACACCGTTTCTGCTGGAGTTGCCACGCCGAACGCTTCTTACGACACCGCTGATTTCGAGGCGGCTTTCATCATCCATCCGGAAGTCTGCGAATCGCAGATCCCGAATCCGATGACTGGTGCTAGCGGAGTGACCTTCAATCCGGTCAACTACCGTGGTAAGTTCGATTGGAAGAACATCGTTAACGAAGTTACCAACCCTGACGGGACTATCGGTTTCTTCCGGGGTGTGCTTGCCAGCGCGACCAAGCCGATCAAGACCGAATTCGGTTACGTCATCTTGTTCAAGCGGACTTCCAGCACTCCTGCTGCCTAATCAATCTAGCGAGGTTCCCGAAGTTATTTTCGGGAACCTCGCTGCAACCTTTCTATTATCATGCCTACTCTTGATGACGCGCCAACCGATCAGGTTGCAAGCCTAACCGGAACCAACGCCGGGGTCACCGCAGATGTCGCTAGCCGCGCCCATGGTGATGACCTGATTCAGATTTACGATCAGTCGGAGCAGAAAGCCAAGACCATCAAACTCTCTGAGCTAGCTCTTGCGCTACAGGCCACACTTGACCCAGCCTAATCTAAGGCGTTCCCACACCAATTACGAACCCCGTTTCCTGAACCATAAACGGGAAGCGGGGTTCTTTTTTACTTTCATAGCAATATGGCCACCATTGATCCGTCACAACTAAGTCCAGCAGAACGCGCCGCGATGTCCCGTTATAGGGCGTCACAAATCTCGTCTGGGGAGCGGATGCGAAAACTACCAAAGAGCCTACAAAAAGTTAGGACACAGTTTAATCTTGGTAGGGCTGCTGGTTCCTCCACACCAACTGGATCAACCCTCGCGGGAAAGGCTGGGCGAGGTGCAGCTAAAGCATCCGCAGCTACCAAAACCGCTGGCAAAGCTGCGGGGAAACTCGCCGCCCCAGTTGGTTTAACGCTGGAGGCTGCGAATGCCTTCGGCCTAGCCACCGACGCCGATAAGCGTAAAGCCGCCGAAGATCGTTTCGACGAACTCGGTGAAAACGCTGGATTCCTTGGCGCGATTGAAAACGCTTTGCGAGGCGCGGTCAGCCCAACTGATACAATCTATGGCGCAGCTCAGGCCGCATTAGAGCGGGACGACGATAAGAGACGTGCGCGAAAATCCGCTGCAGAACTAGAGAGAAAGATGGGTGAAGGTGGTCAAGAACTTGTTGATACCGCTGGCGAACGTCAAGAGACTTCACGTGCTGTAGGACAGGATCTCATGGATCAGATTTTCATGGACCTGAAAGCGTCAGGAGACATGGACACATGGAAAAGTGTTCGGGATATGACCCCCGAAGAAGTAGGTGAGTTCGCTGAAGCCTTCTATGCAGAAGACGAACCAGCCGCTGAACCAGCCGCTAAACCAGCCGCTAAACCAGCCGCTGAACCAGCCGCTGAAATGCCAGCCGCTGAATCAGAAGAAGCCCCAAAAGCGAAAGCCCTACTCACCCCAGAGAAGGCTCAAGAGTTGTTCTCTACCATTCACGGCGGGTCATTCGATCCTAAGTCCCGTATGGACAAGCAGAAGATGGCTCAGATCGAGGAACTCGCTATGGAACTTGGCCCCGACGCCTTTGAGGCCATGAGTCCAAACCAGTTCGCTCTGAGGATCTATCGCGACTACGACTACGTCTGATATGAATAAAGTGTATGGAGAAGCTGGTGATTCTGGAAGTGGTGGCGAAATGAGCCACGACATGCAGAAGGATCATGAAATGATCTACCAACAGCTCTGCAACATTATGGCCAACGCCAGCAAGCTGAAGGAGAGCTGCGCCTGCGGTTCTCCCCAGCTTGTTGAGGCGTGGGTCCAGAGTAAGATGACTCTGGCTGACGACTATCTGGACACGGTCCACGACTATGTAATCAACGGCGGTCACGGCGGGGCTGGACAAGATAAGTCTGATAATGTAGGCTTCGTCGTCGCTGTAGAGAAGGCGATGACGAACGATGGCAGCTCCTGAATACAACCTCAAAGTAGCTCGCGGAGAAGACTTCTCCTTTGAGCTGGTTATCCGCGACGCTTCTGATGCGGTGGTCACCCTGTCTGGCGACACGTTTGCTGGCGAGGTCCGCCGCCAGTATGGCGCACCGAAGATTGCTACGTTCACTTTCGACGTGACCCAGTTATCGGGGTTGGTCGAGTTGAAACTACCTAAAGCAGAGACACTCAAGCTCGACCCTTCCAGAACGTATGAGTATGACGTTTTCTGGACTGATAGCTCTGCTAGCGCAACTATTCACCTCCTTCGTGGTCAAGTCGATGTGATCCCGAACATCACCCACATCACCGCAAGCTAATGTCTAGTTCCACTGAAGAGTATAAGCTGACCGTTACAACTGGCGGTGCGACGATCAATGTGGGTAGTTCTTCCGTCTCCACAGAGAGCATTTCTTCATCTGGTGCAGCGACTATCGGTGGCACACTAGATGTCACTGGCGCGACCACGTTGAGTAGCGATTTAAGTGTAACAGGCACGTCGTCAGTAACGGGACTACTCAATGTAGATAACATCCGAATCGACGGTAACATAATTTCTACAACCAACACGAATGGTAATTTAGAGCTGGCACCGCACGGAACTGGTGAGGTTGCCATAGGAAAAGCTAATATCAGCGGGGGAGTTATTGACGATGTTGCGATTGGTGGTGCTACCACTATTACAGCAAGTCAGATTACTGGTGATAACATCCGCCTCGATGGTAACGTAATATCTTCAATCGACTCCAACGGCAATATTGACATAACGCCGAACGGAACTGGCGAAGTCAACATCTCAAAAGTAGACATCGACGGCGGAACCATCGACGGCACGAATATTGGCTCAACGACACCAGCCAACATCACGGCTGATTCTCTTACTGTAGATAACATTGACATAAGTGGTAATACAATCCTTTCGACGAATAGTAACGGTGACATCAATCTGACACCGAACGGGACTGGGGCAGTCGTTATTGACACCATTAAAGTAGATGGCAATACAAACACAATCTCCTCAACCGATAGCAACGGAAATATCAATCTGACACCGCACGGAACTGGTGAAGTCAACATCTCAAAAGTAGACATCGACAGCGGTGCGATTGATAACACGATTATCGGTGGTTCGACCAAAGCCGCAGTCAGTGGCACCAACATTCTCGCATCAACCCAACTAGGTTATAACTCAAGGGGAACTGTTACTCAGCCAACTTCTATCACTGAGAACTTCACCCTGAACGCCGTATCGGGAACCATTACTTGCTTTACAGGAACATATGGTGCCACATCTTCAAGCACTTTCACTGTAACTAATTCAAATGTCGCAGCTAATGACGTTATAGTTCTCTGCCAAAAATCTGGAGATACCGGCCTACGAGCCACAGTAGCGGCAGTCGCTAGCGGTAGTTTCAATGTCACTATAGAAAACCCAACCTCTGGCGGCATTACTACTACTTTCATATTCAACTTCGCCATCATTAAATCAACCACATCATAACACCACCCCTATGACCAACAATATCGACAAACAATCCTTCGGACGCGGCGGTGCCGTGTTTGAATCAGGAACTACAGCCATCACTGGAGACTTCTGCGCGATTCAAGTAATTGCTGAAGCTACTTTTAGTGCTATCACATGGGCAGGACTCAGTGGAGATACCTTTACAGGTAATGCAATCCCCGCTGGAACCGTCTTGTTTGGACCGATCAGCGCATTCACGCTTTCCGGCGGTAAGGTGCTGGCCTACAACGCTGTGTAATGGCCGTCAATCCGACACCGCAGAGACAGAGAGTCGTTACGTTCCCTACACCGAACGTCAACGACTTCCTGTTCTATGAGGTGGTGGACGCCCAGCGGCTGGCGGACGAAGGCACCGCCATCCCCGAATATGGAACCAAGCATCCTGATCGGGACAAGTGGCCAGACCACCGACTTGTTCACGTCAGTGCTGGGGATAACCAGAACAAGTTTTACCAGTATTACTACGCATCAGACCGAATTGATCAGGACGAAAACAACTGGTCGTTCGATCACGCTGACATCGGCGGCACTAAATTCGACGCCGTCACTCGCGACTATATAATCCGACGCAGCGAGTTTTCTGAGACTACTCCAGCAATGGGTGACACGATGCCAGACACACCAACTGGCAAATTCAGCGGCACGTATGTGTTAGCTATCCGTGACCAGAAGAAAACAGGCGACAAGATCCTTGATGGACTCTACGTCATCGAGCGTCGAACCTACGTCAAGAAGACTAGCAGCACATCAATCGGGACAGACGACCTTAATGGCGAAACCCTGTCGCGAGTCACTACTCTTTTTTACAACACCGAGACAGTCGGTGCCACAGGCCAGACGGCTGCTACATTATTCGGAGACCCCCAAAACAGTTACTGGGGTGTTCAGGCCAACGCGATCAAGCGGTCAGGCAGGCAACTGACCAGTAACTGGTTCCAGATCGACGTAGACTCAATCATCGGTGGAGCTGTCGAGAGTGACTCCGACGGAGTTAAGGCTGTTTCATCATTCAACACCTCGGTCAACTATACATTCCCATCAGTGCTTTCCACCGTGCGGATTGATGGGTGGGAGAAACGAGCTGGTGGTGTCGTCAATGTGACAGCCCCCGTAATGTCCAAACACCGCTATAGTGGTCCGTGCAAGGCTTCGATATTAGTTACATGGAGTAAGACACCACAAACAGTAGCACCAGACAGTCCTCCACAACCATTGCCGATAAACATCTCCACACCCTACTTCAGTATCAATGTTCCAGCGTGCCTGCATAGTGGGTATAATCTGGACTTCACTAACGGGACTGAGGATCTGGTGTATAAATACACCGTAGCTAACTTCAGTTTTGGGGCCACTAACTACACCGATTGGCCAGCTAGTCTGGTGGTATCAGACACGCAGAAGCCTTATAGGGGAGGATATCTCCGAGAAAAAACTACTGTTTTTGCACCGACGTAATGGCCGAATACGAAAAAGTTGAGTCCCGTGGAAGCGCGGAGTTTTCATCGTCTCGCGGCCAAAGAAAAGTCGAGGCCCGTGGAAGCGCGGAGTTTTCATCGTCCTCTGCTCGCACTAGGGCGGGAAACCCTAGACCGTTGAAGGAGGATGAGGGTGTCGGCGACCCCCTAGCCCCCCTTACACTAGGTCAAGGTCCGTCGGACGAATTATTTCTCGTCAACACGACTGTATTTCCTGAATCCTACAGTTTTAAACATTCGTGGGATGCCACCGTTTTCTCTAGTAATTCAGTCTACCTAGCACCTAATAGTCGATTTTATGCTGATCTAACCACCGACACCGAGACATCAGTTTCCGGCTATAACCAGACAGATGGGACGGAAGTAACAGGACTATCTATAGATCACTACGTCTATATAGAACTAACCCTCGACGACGAACTAGCTATAACCAACCCCACATTGGGGAGTGGAACCCTCGCTGGTTTAGACGGTAACTTCTTTACTTTAGCTGGCCAGACCCCTGATTTTGCGTCCAAACAATACATCCCTCTGCTAAAAGTCATTAGTAACGGGGTCGGGGGAATCGGCGTTCAGAATATGGTTCGCGGCGACGTGCGCCTTGGTTTAGTAGCCCTTGACGGCACCCTCCTCTACCACCCCTTCGCATCTTAGTAGGATGGCAATCACATACGTCGGCAGATTCCTTTCGGACGAAGTATATAATGTTGGCCTACGAACACTGGGCCGTGGCACACTTTCAACTGGACTGCCGCACGGGGTGACGGGGCAACCCAACGACCCACCATATTACGGTGGTATTTATTCCCCTCGGACAGCATTTCCGTTCCCATTACCGAAAACTAAGGTGGCGGCGGCGCACTGGAAAGCTAAGACATTTAAGATTAGTGGGACGTTTTCTTTCCCTTCTGAAGGGTCACCACCTTTTATAACGACACTCAACGACTCTGAGTTGACGCCTTTGTTCTCTACCCGCATACAAGACGGAGATCCATTGACTGATCTCGGAAAGCCAGAGGCGATTGATCACACCTACCAAGGCGGAAACCCCATAGCTGTTGACCTTCAGTGGGGCTACAGCACACTGGCCACCGGAGATGACGTATTTTACGACGTTAACCAGATTCACACCATATTCGATGATTTATGGGTCAGTGGAGATGGGGACTGGTGGCCTCGGGTAACTCTGTCAATTCAGGATGGTTTTGAAGGTTACGTGTTCACCACAAATAAAAGAGACGGGTTTGAGCAGAGTGCTGGAACGATGCAGTTCATGGGGGAGGAAGTGAATTTATTCACGAATGATGGGGTTGGGGCGGAGCTGAGTGCTACCAATGTTGTGTTGGACATAAGTGAGCAATACGACTACACCTAAAAACCCCCAAAATCAGGCCCAGCTCCGGCGTTGACTACTGGACCCATTTCGTCTAGTTTTCATCTATGCCAGCCCTGACTGTGAAATCCGTCTCGAAATCCTTGTCGGAATACGTCCGAACTGACGAGGACATCGTGGCAAAGCTGAATCTGGTGATGCCACGCATCTACGCGCTAGGCATGTGGAGAGACCTGCTTTTCGACTACCAGATTTCCACCACCAACGACTATTTCGCGCTTCCTGAACACGCTGAGAGCTTACTAGGAGTGCTGCTACAGGACTCTCCGGTCGATGCCCAGTCTCAGTGGCACGACTACCGGATCAGCGGCTACGCCAGTGGTGGCCCGTCACCACTCTACGGCGTAATCGACGACGGATTCCACCCGACTAAGCAGCGATTTCCTTTCAAAGACTCGCGATTCAAACTCAAGGTTTTACCTATCCCGCCCCTGACCACTCTACCGACTGAAGGTGAAGTGGTCGTCAGTTATCTACGGGACATCGACACTGACGGAGATTTGACCGACGAAGTGGATTCAGGCAACAGCCACACCTTCACGATGGGAGGGGAGTCTTCCATATCTACGAGCGACGTAAATGTCGCATCCGTCACAGAAGTCCGCTTCGACGGCCTACACCAGAAAGTCCGACTCGTTGCTGAGAATACCACTGACGCCACCGAACAATACACTCTCGCTGAGATGATCGGCGACGGCGTGGCCCGATACCGACGCTTCCGTTTCCAGAACAGCTCTGCCGATACCAAGGACGTAAAGCTGCTCCTCAAACGCTCATGGCAACCATTAGTCACAGAGAATGACGTAATTTTCCTTGGAAATCTGAATGCAATTAAACACGGCCTTTTGGGAATGCTCGCCGAAGATAACGCAGATTTGGAACGCGCTCAATACCACTGGACGATCTGCCAGCAACTTTTGGATCAGGAACTCGACGCCACTCGCGGGGCCGCTAAACCAAAGGTCAAACTCAATGCCGCTGGAGCTGGCGTAAACTTCAACATTCCAAATATCGTTTAATATGGTTCCTCCCCAACTAGGACTAGGCTTAGGACTACCCCGACCAACTGTCGTCGGAGGTCTCGATTCCGATGCAGCGGCATACATCGCGTTAATTGAAGGCGATGGTGTGAGTGTCTCCAGCGCACAGAAGACCGCGATTGATAACTTTTATACTACTGGTAAAAGCGAAGGTTGGTATTCTAAACTCTCTCGCTTCTTCCTGCCTATATGGGGTAGTGCAGCACCTAACGCTGAGTGCCTTGTTAGCGGGACTACCGGAGTCTTCACGGGTAACGTCACACAAGGCTCAGGATTCATCGCTCGCGCAGACTCCACGGGATTCTTCGACACAAGTGCCAACGCAGCTAGCCTCACTGGAGTTGATAATGATTCCGCTTGGTTAGGGGTGTTAGTCAAAACCGCAACCGGGAACGACCAATATCTTGGTGCGCAGTCTGGAACAAATCTATTCTTGTTGAGGTCGATTGCTGGGGGAGGTGGTTCGATTACTTCAGAGATCATGTCTAGTGTCGGCGGTCGTTTCAACACGTCATCGGGAGGCAACGCAGGTATTATCTCAGCTCGTCGTTTGTCTGGAACCAGAGCGAACATCAAGCGCACGTCTTCCGCTCGTTCAGTTCTTGGGTCATCTACTGATGCGTCTGTAGGAACCCCACCTTCACTCAATATGTATGCCCTCCAGAAGAATAACGCTGGTAGCCCTACGTCTGGCGCAGGGTCCGAGATTGGCGCGTTCTGGTTTGGGCAAGGCGTGACCGACCAACAAGATTCTGACTGCACCGCCGCTGTCAAGACCCTATGGGAAACCTGCACCGGATTATCACTACCATGATTGGATTTGTTACAGACCCAGAAACAGCGGCGACTGTCCTTGAGGGCATCCGTGAAGCGCAGATAAGTCGCGGTCACCCATACTACTGGACGACTGGTTCAATGCCTATCTACTCCGGCGACAATGCTGGCGAAGTATTCATTCCAGCCAGTGACGAAATTCTGGACACACCGCTTCGCAATGGGCTTACGCCAAGAGACTTCCCTGAGTTCGATGAACTTCTGGAACTATTAGGTGGACTCGACGCTCGCGTGGACATTGACCCCGACATTTTGGTTAACCCAGACATCCCTGATCTTCCATGAATTATTTACCCCCTCCAATCGCAGGAGCTATTTCTGCCGCCGCCAGTGTCATCACCAGCTTTCAAGAGCAGCTTGACTGGTGGGTTCGATTCTGCGGGTCAGTCATACTGTTAATGATCGCAGTTCTATCTCTCGTTCGCGCTGTGCGTGAATTCCGTAAACCGAAGCAATAATACTATGCAAGAAGTGATTAGTTACATCATCGACAACGCCGACTCCATTATCGGTGCCGCTACTGCTGTGGTTGCCGCTGCGTCCGCGATTTGCGCTCTAACTCCTACGCCCAAAGACGATTCTATTGTCGCAAAGGTGTATACAGTTGTTGAGTGGCTGGCGTTGAATGTCGGGAAAGCCAAGAAGTGATCAAGTTACTAACCGCCGCGCTGCAAGCCTACATCGCATTTGTGGGCTTGCGGCAGCGGCAAATTCTCTACGACATTGAAGACGAAATGGATCAGCTTGCTGACGATGGTTCTCCTGCTGCCAAGCTGCGGCTGGAGCGGCTGGCGCAGCGACGAGCAGTTGAACGGCTCCGCGCTCTACGATCCGCCGACAGTGACGATGCTTGATGGTGTCGAATACCAGTTTGCCGAAGGAGTTGTTGCGGGTCGGGGCCAAAAATGGCATAGTCATTATAGTTACAGACGAGCAATCATCATTGGATCTAAATGAGTTTACTAGAGTTCATCAAAAGACTTTTTAGTGCGAAGGACACTACGCCTAAGAACGAGCTTTTCCATGTCGCCATCTGTGTCGGCCATAGCCGAATTGATGACACTGGGGCCAACTCCATTGGTGGTGTTTCGGAGCGAACATACAACAATGTTGTCGCTAACGAATTAAAGAAGAAGTTGGAAGAGCGAGGCTTCCAAGCAACGATCTTCAACAACTATCCCAGAAAGAGCTACGGTGCGGCCATGCGTTGGCTCGCCAAAGAAATCAAAACTGCTGGCTGCGATATTTGTATTGAGCTGCACTTTAATTCTGCCTCACGGGATGTTGCAGGCTTTGAATACCTTTTCCTTGGCGGCAGCATGAATGGCCGCCGTCTTGCCAAGACCTTCCATCTGGCTCACGGCAGTCATTATCTTGCACAAAAGGATCGTGGAATAAAGCATCTTGTCTATGGAGACAATGGTCACGCTTTCGTAAAGAAGACCCCTGTTCCAGCTATTATCTGCGAACCATTCTTTGGCAGCAACATTGGGGAGTGGAATGCGTTTGAGAACGCAACTAAAGAGCTTGCGACAGTTTACGCGAACGGCATCGAGGACTATTTTGAACTATTCTAATTATGGCTAAACAACTTATAGAGCGGGAAGGCAAAAACCCCATCGACTTGGCAGCGGCAGGCGAGCTTATCGCTAGCTACGAAGGTTTTGTAGAGAAACCCTACCGAGATTCCAAAGGTAAATGGACAATCGGATTCGGACACCTGATTGGTGACGGCAGCGACGCTGCATATAAGAAGTCCTCGTTTTACACGGGCAAAACCAAAATGGGTCGTAGCGGCATTGCTGGTAAAGCTGATCTGGCTGGAAAGTCAATTAGCAGAGACGCAGCTAAGAAGCTAATGATGGCGGAGGTCGCCAAGAAAGCTCAGAAGGCATTGGAAGACGACCAGATTGGCGAGAAGCTCTTCGACCTATCCCCACCAGTCCGCCATGAGATTCTGTCGTCATATTATCGGGGCGGCTTATCTGGATCTCCGAAGGCGAAGAAACTTATACGGGAAGGCAAGCTGACAGAAGCCGCCACCGAGTTTCTGGACAATGACGAATACCGCGCTGCCAAGAAATCAGGCAGTGGTGTCGCTACTCGTATGGAGAGTCTCTCCAAGGTGCTAAACACAGAAGCCGCCCGTGGCGCGACCTTCCAAAAGGCCGTTGAGATGGGACTGATGAGAAAAGAGCCACTACTATGAGGAACTACCGCAAAGAATACGACAACTACCACAGCCGACCGGAACAACGGAAACGGCGATCTAGTCGTGTTCTTGCGCGTCGCCTCATGGAGAAGAAGCTCGGAAAGAGCGCATTAGCTGGCAAAGACGTAGACCACAAGAATGGTGACCCTACCGACAACCGTCCGTCGAACCTCCGTGTAATGAGCAAATCCCGTAACCGATCCCGCTCATGAAAAAGTCTAAGTCCAAAAAGTCTAAGTCCAAAAAGTCTAAGTCCAGAGTCAACGAAGCAGGCAACTACACGAAGCCCGCTTTGCGGAAGCGTCTTTTCAAAGCAATCCTCGCCGGAACCAAAGGCGGCAAAGCTGGACAATGGTCCGCTCGAAAGGCACAATTACTAGCAGTAAGATACAAGAAAGCCGGAGGCGGCTACAGAGACTAACCCCACAGAACCATGGAAAAAGACTTCAAACCACACACTATGTATGACAAGAGCGGTAAAGGCTACAAAGCCAATACTTATGAGCAGCATCTTGCCATGAAGAAGAAAGGTTACGGCCATACGAAGCCGTCAACGAAGAAGCGGGTCAAGAAACTCATCCGCAAAAAGACTGGGAGATACTGATGGCTAAACGCGCACCACAAAAATCGCTCGACCGCTGGACGAAAGAAAAGTGGGGGACGAAATCTGGCAAACCTTCTCTGAAGACTGGAGAACGGTATTTGCCAAAGGCTGCGCGTGAGGCACTGACGGACGAAGAGTATGCGCGAACTTCTGCGAAGAAGCGGAAAGGGATGCGTGCTGGAAAGCAGTTCGTTAAACAACCAAAGAAGATTGCAGAGAAAACTGCACGTTATCGTGGCCGTCGTGCCACGCTCCAGAAAGCTAGAAAGAAAACATGATCAAGTCGCTAATGGTAGCTGGACACCGTGTGAAGGTCGTTCACCGCGATCTCGACGGTGAAGACTTCGGCTACTACGCGCACGATAAGAGAACAATCTTTATTGACTCAAATCTCAACGAAACGAATTACCACACGACACTGCGCCATGAGCTATTAGAAGCTAGTTTGCTTCTGAGTGGTGTTGGCTTTTGTGAGCGATACGAACAGGAAGCCGTCGTCCGATGTGTCGATGAAGTTTTCTGGCCAGCGTATGACCGCTTACTGAAGCGTTTATCATGAGCCGTTTTACAATCTACCGCCCCACTGAAGACGACGTAGCTGAAGCCTTCAGGAGATCCAAGAATTTGGGAGTGTTGCCGTCCTCACTCACACGGGGCGCAGGAAACATGACGGGCTTTCTGGCGGAGATTGCTTTTGAACGGACCTTTCCGAAGGCTAAATATGTCGGCGATAGTTCATACACCCATGACTACGTCCTGAAAGGAAAGACCATCGACGTGAAGGCGAAAGCCTGCACCGGACGCCCAATGCTGCACTACAACGCAATGGTCTTGCCGAAGAAGGATGGATCGGTTCCGGCTGATATATACTTCTTTGCCAGAGTCCACAAGAACCTCACCAAGGTATGGCTATGCGGCTGGGCCACTGGTAAGGCCGTTAAAAAGCCTAAATACTGGAAGAAAAAGGGCGAAACCGATGATTTCGGCTTCGCCCTCTACTCAGACTGCTATTGTCTGCCGTATCGCGCTACGCGGCGTCCTGACTCTTTGTGATCCCGGCGTCGATGTCGAATTTGTTCTGGAGATCAATTTCCCAGATCTTTCCGCCACCGTGACCGATGGAACGCACTGGCCGAATGCGGTCATTGACCACGCCAGCTTCTTCCATAGTCGCCATGCCGCGACGAACGAATTCCAGATTGGAACTCATACCGACGTTCCGACCATTGTTGAAATCGTGGACCGCAACTTGGAACTCAGTCAGAGTTCCGCGCCACGTTTCCATCTCACTATTCAACTCGCGGCAACGCTTCACAAAGAACTCCACAAGTTCCGCAATCGAGCTACGGCTGGAGTTGTCGTAGGCCGCTTCAGCAACTGCTGCGTCGATGAAACTCCTGACCCCGAACCGACCGCCGCACGACACTTTCGGAGACGGTTTGTGGTCGATCAAGAAACGAGCGAAGTGAGGCAGCTCACTCGCGATCAGTGCTTCTAGCGTCTGATTATCTGGAAAGTCCGTAGTAGACTCATCCGAAATCTTGAACGCTAGAATCTTGTCTCGATTGGAACTGTCCAGAGACGGGATCACCGACAGAGAGTTGGCATCCATATTCAATGACAGAACCACTCGACCAGTCCAAGGCACCGACAACGAGTCAGCATACTTCGCCTGATACTCGACCCGTGGATTGGCCACCGCACGCTTGAGCAACTCAGTCGCCTTCCGCTGATCCTGAAACGAAGCAGCCGATGTCGTATCGTCGATCACCCATGCAGCTACGCGACCCAGATCTTTGTTGAACGATGTCTTGCCACTCAAGTAGTCACTAGCGTCAGCGAACCCGCCGACAAGACCACCGATCACATGATTCGACAACAGGGACTTACCCCGACCAGTCGGACCCACCAGCAGCAGTGCTTGTCCTTGATGGAACCTCCGCTCGTTCGATGCTTCGTAGAAGCGTTTGAGCCAAGCGTAGAAGTATTCGATGGTTGGTGTATCCCCGCTGTTGACGAATAGCTGGTTGAGCCAGCGGTGCAGGAATGGCCAATACTTCGGGTCGCCGTCAGACTCAGCATCTACTGGGGTGTTGTTGGCGCAGTTGAGAATCCGGTTACCGTTGTAGTTGACCACACGATCACTGGAGAACACTACTGGAGCAATCTCGTCGATACGGTTCTGGTTGGATATGGTAAGGAGAGCGGCTTCCACTTCAGTAAGCGGCTGACCTTTCTTCGGCTTGATGGAGAATCCAGCTTGGCGCAACTCCAGAACGAGTTGATCCTTCGGGATCGTGACAGCACTCTCGTAGAGGAGCTTGAAGAAATACTTTCCGTTGAACCAATACTCATCGAGAAGAGTCGAGAGCTTCTTCGTCTCGTAGTCCTTCACGAAGGATTTGCCGAAGATCTCTGCCCACGACATGAACCCTTTGCCTGCTCGGTCGCTGTAGCAGACAATACCATCTTCCACAACCTGACAACCGTCACGGTCAATACCGTCGTCAATCCAGAACAGCGGACCCCGTGATCCAACTTCAAAGTCGCCTACCCAACGATTAGGGAATCGGGATTCAACTTCGTCCGCGACAACGTCAATCGGGATATTCGTATCACTAGACTGCGGCGGCTTTTCGGCAGCGGCTTTGGCGAGCGCAGTGCTGACTACGTTGGCGTCCAGTGGTCCGTTGACTTGCTGCCAGTTGCTGCCCAGCTCGAAATACTGATTCGCTCTCAGTGATGTCGTGTCGAACCCAGCGAACAGACGCTCCAACTTCAGCGTCTTCGACAGGTGCTTCATGAACGTGTCATAAAGCTCTGGTGCAATCGGGATCGGTGTGTCGAATTCCCATATCAGACGCATGTAACCAGATTGGGTCTGACTACGCCACGTCGGTTTGTTGGCACCGCAACGAGCTTCCAGATCGTCGTCCAGTGTTTTCCAGTCAACGGCTGCGTCGTAGTCAGCTACTACACCGTAGATTTTGTTAACTGGATTATCATTGCTGACCCTTTTCGATGGTGCGCGTCCTTCACACGCACTGTAGAAAACGTGATCGGTTTTATTGTCTGCACACCATTGTCGGAAGTCAGCCTTCGATTTGAAGGCTGGAGGTCTCTTATTGTTCTTACTGAGGTCGCTTGTCTTATTGGTTTTAGAATCGCGGAGATTACGGATATATCGGTATGTCATTTTTTGTAGTAGTCGAGGATTTGTCCTTCGGCATCGAGCGGGATGTCGCTAATCCAATCCGGAGGAGTCTTCATTATTTCGGTGATGGTGTCCAGTGTGCTTTGAGCATCTTCTTCAGCACATTCGACCACGACTTCGTCATGGACGTGCATGATGGTGTCGATGCCTGCTTTCTGGATTTCGAGCATGTGGTGGCAGAAGATGTCTCTGGCCAGACCACTAGCGGCGTATTCCGCCAACATACCGCCCCACAGCTTGAGGGGTTGCCGCTTACCGTGTTTATTGATAATCGCGACATGCTGTGAGCCACGATCCGATTTCATCAACTTCGTGCGACCAAAGTTGATACAGCGTCCAGACGGCAGGTCGATGGCAAATGGGCATTGGATATCGTAAGACGCCCGAACACCAGTGTTCAGGTCTCGCCAGTATGAAGGAATCTTGTGAAGTCGCTCGCGGTAGAGAGACACCGCTTCAGCAGCTTCGTCCATGCCCATTCCGGAGATAGATGAGAACTTCTCCACACCAGCACCATATCCGAGGCCCAACGCCATCGTCTTGACGCTATGCCGGAGTTCTGGACTTTTCTCTTTGAGGACACCGCTTGTGGGGGTCCACAGACCGAAACGAATCGCGAACGCCTCGTAGATGTCATCCGACTTACGGACCTCCTCTAGAGTATCTTCATCGCCAGCCAACCAGCAGAGTGTGCGGACCTCAATCTGCGAGAGATCGACTACTACCAGCTTACGACCTTTCGGCGCAGCGATCATGTTACGGAGGTTGACTCCGAACATCTCGTCTCGCGGCAGGTTCTGCAAGTTGAGGTTACCTCCACTACCACTGAAACGACCATGGACCGCTCCGAAGTAAAGGATACCTCCGTAGTATCGGTTATCCGGCATTGTTGCGGCGTCGAAGCTCTCCAGCTTCTTCTTGAGTGCATTGATGCGACGCCAGTTGGTGACAGCTTCGATCCACTTGTATTTGTAGCCGTGACGACGAATCCAGTCTTGGGCATCGGTGTCGGTCTTCGCCAGCGATGCTGGTGGCTCGATACCGAGGCGGATGCACTCTTCGTCGAACGCCTTCCGACTGAGTAGTGGCTTGTCACCAGCCCACGGGATAGCTGACTCCGTCTCAAAGAGTTGCTTACTCAGCTTCTCCTTATTCTCGCGCAGCAGCTCAGTATTGATCGGGAGACCGCGCTGGACGATAGTCCGATTGAGCCGACTAATGTCCCGCTCAAACTGAGGCCACTTACTTTCATAGGCTTGCCAGAGGCGTAAACAAAGTTCCGAGTCTTTGAGAGCATATTCGGTGACCTCTTTCTTGAAGTCCTCCGACATATTCTCCCAACGCTTGTTGGCCATACCGCCACGGGTCTCTTTCGAGATTTCCAGATCGAACGCTTGTGCTGTTGCATTCTTCAGCGATCTGCCGAGACCGCAGCAAGCCGCCATGTCAGCGGTGCAATACCAGTTAGCTGGCTTCACTTCAGGCCACCAGTTTTGGGTCACCCCATACAGGTAAAGCGTTTCGTCGAAACTAGCGTTATGGCTCAGAACATTGTTGTTCTCCAATATCGACCAGTCGAAGTCTTTCGGGTGGCCGACAAATTCATAACCATTATCACCGACGACCGAGACCATGTAGGCGTCAAAGTCGTGGTGTGAGAAGTAGCCCAGCGGACCCAACGTCCTGATAGAGCATTCTTTAGAGTAAAAGGACTCAAAGTCCAAAGCATATGTTTCCATAAATGTGCAGAGAAAAGCCCACCCCGATAGGAAAATAGATCGGGGTGGGCTGTGGGTTTTTGGTTTAGGATTCCGACTCAGGTTCGGATTCCAAATCCAAATCAAGTTCGGGTTCAATCCGAGACTCCAATACGTCACGCACGACAGTAAGTTTGTCGAGGTTCGCGGTAATCTCTTCCTGTTTAGCCGCCATCTCTGCGATAAGACCAGATAGCATTTCTACCTCTGTCCGCAGGATTTTCTGCTTGTGTTCGTGATCCACTGCTTCGATTTGTTCGTCGTTAAGGATCATGCTCCGAAGTTGTTAAGGAATTCGGACACGGCGTCGTCGGTCCCGTTCTTGGTAATGTTCAAGGACGGGTTGTGCCAAGTGTATTTACCCTTCGACAATACCTCACTGGTCAGGGACCAAGTGCGGCTGTTGAGAGGCACGGACTTGTTGAATGCCGCGAACGTAGCCAGACGCTTGAACGTCGAGCGGTAGGCATTCTTACTGACATTGATCTTACCCATTGCGTAGTTGCTGTCCCCAATCGGGAACGGGTAAGCCTCATCGTCATCATTGTCTTCCGGCTGCTTGACCAGAAGAGTAATCTCAGCGAACTCGATCATGTCGTAATCAGAGTCCATCTCGATTGCGTCGGACTGTTCTTTGGACCATGCGATCCGAGGAACGTCCTCCTCATCGAACGGGATGTTCTCGCGCCAACCTTTCTGGGCGGCGACGATAGTCACGTCGATTGGGGTTTCCGCTTCGGCCAGAACGTGCGTCTTATCCAAGACGATTGCTCCGGTTGGGGCGTCGATCTGCGACATCTTCTGCACCAGATTGATGCGTGGAATGTCGATGTCCTCTGCGTCGAAGTGAGGCTGGCTCACGTTAGTGCTGACGGCGGTATTGGCGGCTTCCGCTACTGCGGTATCTTTATTGCTCACTGTATAATGTAGTGGTTATTGTTTATTGATTTGTCAGAGTGAATCTCTCATCTGACAGGCGGATGATGCCCGCTTCTTCACAGGCATCAAGGAAAATCTGTTGTTTTTCTCGTCGGTCACCTTTCTCATGTTGAGAACCAACGAGTTTCGCGATCTTACTAAGCGGAAAACTGGCTTGTTCCGTTAGAGTGTCGATGTCGATTCCGTGTTCCTCGGCGATACTCACGAACGTATTGTTGTCTTCGATCTTACGAGTGCGACCCATCGACTTGAGTCGGAGTCCATCTAGCTCTACCCCGTCTTTAGCCATTTCGAGAGCGCGACCTTTAATGGTCGATGACCAGTTCTCGACGATCTTCGCGATGTTGTAGAGTTCTGAGACGCGAGCCGGATCGTCTAGATTGCTCGGATCTACGTCTGGAATAGTGCTATCCAGTTTCTTCGCTACTTCTATGACTAGACCGCCCAGTGATGGGCAATGGTCTTCATGCTTACAGAAGCGGCAATACTGAGAAGGTGTGCAGTCATCAAGAGTGATGCTCGCGCTTTCCCATTTCGGTCTGATGGATTCGCCAGCCAGAATGACCTTCGACAGTTCGTCGATGAGATCCGGCAGATCACTACGCTTGAACGTATGGTGCGGCGACGAATCGTGTTGCGGAACGTAGAATACAAACGTGATCTCCTCGATCTGCGGATAACGCTGGAATGCTCCGACCGTGTATGCCTTCGCCTGCCAGTTCTTATCTGGTGGATCAATAATCGAGATTCCAGTCTTGTAGTCCGCCATCACGGCAGAGGTTCCCGATTCAAGAATCAGGAAGCGGTCACACGTTCCCCATGTCTCTGTGCCGTCGAGCTTGACCTCTACTTGAATCTCATTCAGCTCCTCTTTGATGGGGCCGAAGTTAGACATGAAGTCCTGCTCCATCTCGACGATCTGTTCGTAGATTGCGAGTTCCTCCTCGTTGTGTAGAGCTGAAGGATCGAAGATTTCCAACGCTTCATGGATACGAGTCCCCATCTCGGCAGCGGCGGAAGTTCCGCTGCGACCTTCATAGCCAGCGCACGCTGCTACGTATTTAAGGCTGGACGGCGAGAACTCTGCGTGTCCGCGATCTGAGTGGTTTGGTTGTGTCATTTGTTCGGTTGGTTGTTGAGCCACTCGTCGATGGTAGAGCGTTCAAAGCCCCAAGCCAGCAGAGCCGGAATGATCAGTTCCTCAAAGAACTCAGTAATCGAGAGGTCATCTGCTGGAACCGACACCGAAATGGTGCTATAGGGACTCGTGTTGCGAACGAGTTTGCAATCGTTGTGGGGTTCTAGTGTAATTTTCATGGTTCAGGATTCGTGAAGCATCTTCAGATTTACCATCTTTTTCTCGACGGCGTCCATTACTACCTCTTCAATAGTATCACTGGCAACTAAAATCTTTTGTAGCGCGTCACTTTTTGAACCGTTGCGATGAATCCGGCCCAGTGCCTGCATGTATTCCTTCACGTTGAACGAAGGACTAATCAGAGAAACTCTGGGGCGATTGCCGTTAACGTCATGGAGCGAGATTCCGGTTCCACCAGCAGCGATGTTGACGACCAGAACGTGCGCTTCGTCGGACTGGAACTCGTCGATCAGTTGCTGCCGCTCGTCCGCTTTCTGACCACCGACGATTGCACCACACTTCAGTGTAGTCGATAACGCATCGGCAGTCTCTCGGAAGTTCACGAACAGCACGACACTGTTGCCTTCTGCCAAAAGGTCTTCTGCCATCTCGACCATTTCGCGCACCTTGAATGACTCGGCGAGTTGTCTGGCTCTAAGAATGTTGACGATTACGAAGTCACTATCTTCTACAGTTCCTTCTTCAATGTATTGCCGGACGATATCTGGAGTCAGGCCCAGATCGCTGTATGCTTTGGCAATCTTCTTAGAGTCCGCGAACTCGATTGGCTCGACGAACACACGGTTCTGCCGGAACGAGTCTGGAAAGTCGGCGACTGTCAGACGCTTCGCGAATGATCCATACATCTTGTCGCGGATGTCGGTCAGCTTGCTACGGCGTCGCAGTTCCCACGCACCCCAGTCGTTCTGTCTGCATCCGTTCTGCATCATCCACCCATACCAACTACGCAGCGGTGCGTCCGCTTTGTTAAGTGAGTGGAGACCCAGCGCGTATCCTAATGCACGCATCTGTGTCGGGTCTTCCGCCGCTGTGGCGGACATACAGTGTAGATGGTATCCAGCGTTTTTAGCGGCGATGAGCATCTGTGCATTCTGTGTGTATGCACCGCCCATCTTGTGGCACTCGTCGATCAACAGCAGTGTGTCTTCCGGCAGGTGCCATGTCATGATCTTCTTGCCCCGCTTCGTGAGCCACTCAGTCTTTCCAGTGCGTATCTTCTCGTAGTTGAGGACAAACAATGGCTCGATGCCGCTTTCTTGCAGTTCACGCTGCCAGCTCGGGATCACTGCTTTGGGGCAGATGACCGCGACTGGTCTGTTCAGCGACTTCGCCAGATGGCTCGCCACCACTGTCTTACCAGTGCCGACGTGCGATGTGTCGAGCGTATTGAGGTGTGGGCTACGACGATGGCAGTCAGTGAAAAAACCATGTGCTTCTTTTTGCTTTGGGAATAATGTCTTCATTTTTAATTCAGGTTGATCAGAGTGTCATTAAAGACAGTAGACCAATTAGAGAGAAGATGACCATTAAGGCCAGTAAGATGTAATCGGTGACATCCATTAGTCGATGATGGATTTGATGGCTTGCTCGACTTCCAGACACATCGCATTGATTGTCGATTCCGACTCTTCGGGGACAGCCCCGATACATGAACCGACGATAGCGTCGGCGAATGCAGTGAGCGCGTCTGCTCTGTGGCACTTCACGCTGCGGATACTCAGTTCTGGTGTGAATGCGATGACACTCCATCCAGATGGGTGGCGGTCGTCGCGGCGGCTTTTGATTTCAACGGTTACGTCGTCAATGGTTACTTCTGTTACTGTTTTCATAGGAGCTTTATGTGTGATTCGATGGTTCTATATACGGTTGAGATTTCGATGCCGAAGATAAATGCAACGTGACGTTTGGAGCATCCGTTGCCTAAGAGGTCGAGCATGACATCAGCTTTTGCGCGACATACTGGATCAGAGTTGTTCCAGTTTCTTTTCTTCATAATGTCTTTTGGGGAGACGTTCCAGCGTTTGGCGACCAGCTTAACGGAGTCGCTCGCCAGATCAATCAGTTCTTTGTCTGTCATTGTTTTTCTTCATGTAGTAGTGCGCGATCAGGAATGCGTCTACCATTCCGTCGTGTGGTGTTCGGCAGCGTTTGTTCGCTAACCAATTCTCGTCTGGTGCGAGCTGGGACGCAAGCTCAAACGCAAACTTTTTTGTTTGGCCTTTTGGAGTGCGGCCCAGCAGCGTCTTTTGCCACTTGTGGACAGACACACGGGAAACTTCGTAGTCGTGTGACTCAGCCATACCCAATAGCTTGCCAAATGAGATAGCCATTGAGCGAACTGCTTGCGAACTCTTCGCGTGTGCGAGTGGTTCTTCGATGGCCAACACGAATGGTGTATGTAGCTCGACGAGCCAGTCGTTGACTTGTTTGATATTAACTTCACGTTTTTTGCTTCGTTGTAATGTAGGCATCCGAATCTTGTCGATGATTGATCCGTCGAACGCACTGATGGCGCATAGACCACCATCCAATCCGTTATCCACGCCTACGATCACACGAAAAAGGTATCAGGATACAGGGTTCAGTCAACATCCAGTTGCTTCAGGCTCAGGCCCATATCGTATCCAGTCATGATCGCGTTAGCGAACCACGTTACCATCGTGGATTCAGTTGCGATGTCGGGGTTCTCTTTGAATGCTTTGATCCATTCGTTGGCCCAGATGTGGGCATCGGCGGTTTGTGGTGTTTCGTTGTCTTTAGTTGTGTTAGTCATAGATTGTTCGTTCTCGGTTGATTTGATGTCCTCGCCAGCCTTGATGCCCTCTTTTTTCAGGCGTTCTGCTGACGGAACAGGCAGAATGTTCGCTTCCCATTTATTCATGCGCTCAGGATCTACTTTCGGGTCGCTCAAAACGACTTTTCGGTGAGGAGTTTTCTCACCCTGCATGATGGAACCCATCTGCTTGACGCTGTCCACTAGATTGCTGAAATCTTTGTCATTCATGATTATGTTTTCATCCTATCTCGGTTGGTGGTCACCTGCTGAGAGTCTGGGCGAGTTCGTCCCACTCAGACTGATTACAGCATTTACCACCATCCCGCTCCTCACGCAGCAACGCCTTACACAGAATCGCGTAATTCAGAATATCGTCGCAAGCGTCCTCGACAGTCTCACTACTGACACTGAGTTGACCATCTGCCACGAATGAGCGAATACGCATCAGTTTATCCTGCACACGAAGCAGGAGTCCGGTTACAGGGTGCAGGCCCAGTGCCGTCGCCGTCTTGAAGTTAGCGAGCGCGTCGGTAGCTTTTTCACCGCCAGTGTAGTCGCTGTTCTTGTTCCGCATGATGTCGCGGGTCAATTCACAAGTTTCTTCGTGCAGTTTGAGTAGTTCGGATACAGTCATGGTTGGTTATGTAGTTGGTCGATTTGATGGAGTGTTTCAGCAAACATAGACAGCTCGTCTATGCCCATTGAGAAAACTGGCTCGTCGTCAGCGAATAGTGTGACGACTGTCACGTCATCATCTTCATAGACGCGAATGATTAGTTCGTCGTTGACTTCAAAGTCTCCGTTGTCGGAATTGATTTGCATTGTTTTCATTAGTTCAGTTAGGGTTGATTATAAGAGCGGCATTGAATCCGATCTCACTAAAAGACCATCTCCGTGCGCCGGAACTAACTTCCGTATATGTCGCGGAAGCGTCTGTAAATAAAATACCTCTTTGGCCGTGTTAGGTATTACTCGATACCAGAGACCTTCGGCCTTAGAAACTTCAAAATGAAAGTCGTTGCCTTTGTCTACTCGACGAAGGAACTCCGGACTCATTTCAGGTTTACGATTGGCAAACACGACGGCTTTTTATCACATTACTTCTACGTCTCAAGAAAAATCTTACTGTTTTTTCTCTTCGTCGATCACTTCTGCTTCGACCACGTCTTTCTTCATACTGCTCAACGAGCCTTTTCCTTTGTCAGCAATACCGTTATTTAGGATGGATATGTCGATAGCCATGCGACTCTGACCGCCAGTGTTTTTAGCGTTGAGTCCCAGATTACGGCGGATGAGCTGATCTAGCTCGGAAAGCTCACGAACTGTGCGCGGACCTTTGAGATTCTTAATTGAGTCACGAAGAAGTTTGATACCAGCAGCAGCGACGTAGTGTTGATACTTGTCAGCCGGAGTCTGTTGCGCTGCCGCGACTTCTGCCATGATCTCGTCTTCGCGCTCAGATGCGTTGCGTCGCAATTCCGCTGCCGCACTATTAGAATAGGACTCTAGAATCTCTTCTGCGTCTTCGCCTTCCATTACTCGCTTCTCTGCGTCCTCGGCAGCTTTGCGGTCGGCTTCGATATGGGGTGCGTATCGTCTGGCAGGCAGAGTAGCTTTGCGGAACCAGCTACGCACCGTTACTGGATGAACGCCGAGTTCTTTAGCGATAGACGTATTGGCGTGGCCTTTCTGGAGTAGTTTCAAAGCAGGCTTCAATCGTGGGTTAACGCGAAGCTGCTCATCATACTTACTCTTGTCTTCTGGTTCAAAGTCCATTAGCTTGGCGACAAGATGTCAAAAGCTGCCGAGAAACGCAAGAAAGTTCTTGAGCCAAGAATTCATCCAGTAAGCAAAATGATGGACGTTGGTGGTCTTGAGATTGCACCGACCAGTTTATTAACTGCTCTTCTGTATGGTTTCGCACACCACCCGAAGGCGAACGCCAGAGAATACTACTTCTGGAGACTATGTGACGAACTCTGGAATCATGAAGATTTGCCGGAACCGATGATGATCCGTCATCCGTGGGCAGAGCAGATGATCCGTAAAGCCATCAAGCACAAGTATCTGGCAGTAGGTGGTAGTGCATCGAGCGGAAAATCACATACGATGGCCGCATGGGGTATTCTACAATGGCTCTCTCAGCCAAAGGATACTCTGGTCCTGATGACAAGCACCACGCTCCGTGAAGCCCGTAAGCGTATCTGGGGTAGTGTAATGTCATTACTGTCCGTGATTGAGGGCGCACCAATCAAGATACGGGATTCAATCGGTAATGCAGCATACGTCGATCAAAACGGCACTCTTATCGAGCGAGCTGGGCTTTCGCTTATCGCTGCGGAGAAAAGCAAGACCAGAGAGGCTGTCGGCAAATTCATTGGTATTAAGCAGAAGCGCGTCATTCTTATCGGTGACGAGCTTTCGGAACTGTCCGAAGCCATTCTGAATGCTGGTCTGACAAACTTGTCTAAGAACCCGTTTTTCCAGATGATCGGGATGAGTAACCCGAATAGTCGTTTTGATGCGTTCGGTGTCTGGAGTGAGCCGAAGAGCGGCTGGGACTCTATTGACGTGCAGACAGCGGACGAGTGGACGACCAAATGGAACGGACACTACTTGCGCCTAGATGGTGAGCGGAGTCCGAATATCACTTCCGGCGAAGAAAAGTATCCGTGGCTACCTACAGCAGCGAAGCTAGAGGAAGATCGTGCGCTACTGGGACCAGAGTCTCGCGGATACATGCGAATGGTTCGGGCCGTATTCTTCGACTCAGACGAGACGACGGGTATATACAGCGAATCGGAACTCTCGAAAAGCGGTTCGATGAGTAAGGTCGATTGGGCGGACAAACCAACTACTGTCGCGGGAATCGACCCCGCTTTCACCAACGGGGGTGACCGGACTATCCTATTTACGGCAGAAGTGGGTTACGCCAAAAATGGTCAATACGTCTGTCAGTTCGGGGAAGCTATCCATTTGAACGACGACGCCACAAACAAGGCCGTTCCCAGAACGTATCAGATCGTCCACCAGATTATCGAACACTGTAAGAAGCGTGGGGTGACGCCAGAGAACGTGGCGGTGGACTCCACAGGCGCAGGCGCACCATTCTGTGACGTTCTGGCCGGAGAGTGGTCCAACTCCTTTATGAGAGTCTCGTTCGGTGGCAAGCCATCTGACAAGCGTGTGTCGATGAACAGCCAACTAACCGGAGAAGAACTCTACACAAATCGTGTGAGCGAGCTGTGGTTCGTCGGAAAGGAGCTGATGAGGACCAAACAGATATACAATGTGAATACAGATTTGGCTCAGGAGATGTGCGCTCGCAACTACGACATGATCAAAACCGGATCTCTCAAGGTCAAGATCGAGTCCAAACCGGACTTCAAATCACGATTCGGTCGGTCACCTGACCTCGCTGACGCAGCGTTTCTCGCGCTCGATTGTGCGCGGCAGAGGCTCGGATTGGTCGCTATCGACCCACCGAAAGAGGATTCAGGTGGGGTTTTCAAGCGTCCGGTCACTATCGGGGATTTGCAGAAATCGCTACAAAACACTGACTGCCAACTGATTGCGTAAATCTTTGGTGCTGTGAAACGGTTTTGCCCCTATAGTAAAAACTTTTCTTTAAAGTCTTTGGTGCTGTAAAACCGTTTTGCAGCACCAAAGGTTCTAGCGCAAAGTTTTTTTCCGAAAAACCGTTTCACAGCACCAAAGCTGTATCGTTGACATTTTTACGTTACCGCGATAATCTCCCCGCATGGCGTCACGTTTTAAGCGTTTACCCTCGGGTCGTATCCAGTATCATGGAGAGACCTTCTCCGGCTTTAATAAACCCAAACGCGCCCCGAAAGGATCTAAGAAAAAGTTCGTCGTTTTGGGCAAACAGGGTGACAAGATCAAAAAAGTGTCGTATGGACATCGTGATTACAGCGATTTCACTAAACACAAAGACCCGAAACGACGGGCAAACTTCCGCGCACGCCACAACTGCGACACAGCGAAAGACAAGACAACTGCGAGATATTGGGCATGCAAGCACCTTTGGTAATAGCGGGGTGGTCTAGTGGTCACGACTTCGGTTTCATATGCCGAAAACGCGGGTTCGACTCCCGCCCCCGCCACCATTGACATATGTTGATTTAACCCCTATCCTGAACCCCGTATCATTATGATCGGTAACCCACTAATTAACCCACTTCTCCGAAAGATAGGCTCAACGGTTATGGATTTTGGTCGTAAGGACCAGACCGATATGCCGGATACAAGTAGTGCAAACTCCTCAGACGTTGCAGGCAACCTCCGCAAACGCCAAGGAATCGCCAGCGGTCTACAGAACCTCCAGAAAAGCGGCGGACTCACAGCGGACCTTCTAAAAGAGGCTCGCCAACGGGCCGGAGCTGCTGGGGTGAGTGATAAGCAGTTTGATTCATTCTTAGGTCGAGAAGGTATCGGAGTATCAAAGAGTCCAGAACAAGCTGCACAGAACGTCATGGTTCAGCGTGAATTTGGGACTGGTCTCGGCACTTTCCAAGCGATGCAAGACCCCAGCTATCAGTTGGGTAGTGGTAGTTCACTACGCCAACCAGCCCGAAAGATCGGGACGAAGTCTGGAGATATGCGCCGTGCAGCACGCCGCCTCCGCAAAAGAGGATACACTTCTCAAGCTGGTCAGATGGCACTAGCCGCCGAGACACAACGCCTATCGGAACCAGACATCCGCCGACCAGAAGATCGCGCTATGGAAATGGCTGGTCGCATGCAGATGGGTCGTGAAGCGCAAAAGCAGCAAGATTTACAGAGTAAATACAACGAATATATTAGTAGATTACTCGACAAAAGAATGTCGGATATGGATAATAGCGGCGAGGAAACTCGCACAGTTCCCCAACCTATTTTCAAAGCGTAATGGCTATCGACTTCGACAACGACATCGCCCCGCTCCGCCAGCAGTTCTTTCCTATGCTGACCGGAGCGGATGCGTTTGACCGTAGTATGGGCTTCTACCAGAAGAACATCGCACCGATGCGGGAACAAACGTCGAAGATGCAGTCCCAGCTTCTGAATCTACAAGCACAAGAGTTGGCATTTGAACGTCAACGGATGGCTCTAGAGGAACAGAAAAATGACATCCGCACAAAGCGTGAGATGAGTCAGCTAATGCCTCAACTGACCAGCCGCGTCGATCAACTCATAGAAGGCGACGCACCTATTTCGGAGAGGCGCGACGAACTCAATTCATTGGCTGCGGACTACTCATCGCAGATCGCTCGCAGCCCAGAACTAGGCACCTTCTTCCGTCTCCAGACGAAACGGCTCAACGACATACAAACAGAAGTCTCAAAACAGGAGTCGAAACAACAGGGGATACGGAACTACGCCGCGAACATCTACGCACAGCAAAGCCAACGTGTAGGCGACTTTGACTACGATACGATGTCGGGCATCGCTTCTGGTGCAATCGACACCGCCGCCGCATTTGATTCAGTGACAAAGCGGAGGAAAGAACTGGACGAGGAAGAGAAATCCCGCGAAGCGTTTAAGGAACTCACGGAGGCACAGAAGGAGCGTGAGCTAGAAGTTGTCGGAAATATTGTCAAACTGACGGACACTCCAAAAATGTCGAAGTCCGTAAGTGGTTATGGGGGCGACGAAACGACAGACGTGGATTCATATGTAGAGTCTCCTGATTCAGTTAAGTTAGACGACATCTACCGCAGTAAAATCGCGGAAGCTATGGTGACGCTACAGTCACTCCCACCGACCAAAGAGAATATCGACGCCATTCTCAAAGATTACGCCGACAACGACAAAGACCTCGTCCTCGACACCCGTCGTATGGCCAATAGGCGACTTAATTTCTACGCTACACGCTCAGAAGGACCACTCCTGACACCCATCCCCGAACCAGATAATCGCGACGATATCGCCGCAGCTTCGGGGACCAACATTTCTCAATAACCTACTAAACATACGTTTCAGCTATGCCTGACTTGACCCCTATCGAAGACTGGGCGCAGATCAATAGTATCACCGATCCTGTTGAAAAGCGCATTAAGTATCGCGACTATTTGATCGACGAGTATGCAAAAGAGGGGTCGCTCGACGATGCCACTGCTTTGGCTATTCAGGACGCTACCTACGCTGGTCTAGAGAAAGAGGGCCAGACTACGGAGCAGGCTCTCACTGCAATGCAGCCGAAACCGCTTTCGTTTGAGCAGAAGCTGGACGTGGTGTCCCGATCTAATGTCCTAAGATCGAGTGAAGAAGACGAGAGATCGGTATCCCAATATCTCGGCTTCCTTAGTGTAGTAGGAAAAGGAGATGTTACTGATGAGTATCTCCAGTCCGGAGAAGAACTACGCAGTCGCGTTGAGGGGATTGTCGAGAATTCGTATGGAGAGGCAGCTCAGGATCTTGTCGCACAAAACTACGCACCACTAGCGCGTGTAGAGAACACCGACGGGAGTCTCTCTTTGATCGGTGGACAATCAGCATACGGTAAAGAATTTTATGACGTTTACCAAGAGTCGCTGAAAGCGGGAACTATTAGGTCCGAAGACATCCTACTGGTCAAAAATGCCATGCAGCGTGACGAGAATGGTATTGAGAAATTCCGTCACGACAATACGGCTATTGCCGCTCAAGCCATTAGCAAGAGCTTCGACGATCTCGACAAGCGAAATCTATCGGTGCTTACGGGGTTCGCCGCCGACGGCGAAGACCTTTCCGGTATTCGGATGGATATGCTGGTCCGGTCGCTACAGTCTAAAGCAGAGCATCTGGCTCAGATGCCTGAAGAGGATATTCGCAAAGCCATCGAATTTCAGGCGGGTAACGAAGCAATGATGTCGGGACTCATTGAATATGATGATGAGAATCCCTCCAACAATCTACGACGTTATGGTCACGGCTACGCCGTCATGCACCCCGATGCGTTGATTAACAAGAGCGTATTCAGCGAGATCGTTTCTACACTCAGCCCGACCGAACAGAAAAGCCTTGAGGCCCAACGCGAAACTCTCCGTATCGCGATGTTCGACGGTTACAGTGATACCATCTCTAGAACATACCTCGCCGATGAGTGGCAAACCGCACTCTCCGCAGGAAAGTCTGCTGGAAAATCTAACCCAGATATTCTCGACGAGTTCATTAACGCAAACGAGGAGAATTACAGCTATTTCCGTAACGAGATCGTCGGACAAGTAGGTAGCTCACTCCCAGAGTCGATTACCGATATAGTGTGGGGTGTTGGTGCGATGGCACTTGACTCAGAAACAGCTAGAGAAGCACTACTAGAAAACGAACGCGACCGACAAGCACGCCGACAACTCGCCCAAATGTTCGGTGAAAAAATGGGGGCAGAGATTGACATTGCGTCAATGATCGCCCCAATCATCACGGACCTCACAGCGACTGCGTTAGTTACTTACGGGACCGCCGGAACCGGAACTGCGGCGATGCTCGGAGGCATAGCTGCTAAACAAGGCGCGAAAATTTCCGCCAAGCAGTTGGTGCGCTCAACAGTTAGTGGCGCATTCCGTGTCGGGGCCGGAGAGACCGCAGAGAAGGCCGCGTCCAGAATTGCCGCGAGTAACCTTATCAAAGGAGTCGGTAAGAAAGAGTCCACCGCCATAGCAAAAGACGCTATCCAGAATTACACTAAGTTAGTGTCGAGTAAGTGGGTGCAGACTCCCGCACTGTTTGCGACTGCTGGCACTCGTAGCGGAACAATGACCTATGCGACTGTCTATGACGCTTTAGACCGCGACCCACAAAGTCAGAATCTTACTGACGAAGAGAAACACCAGAAAGCGTTGACCGCCGGATTGACCGCCGCAGCCGTTACCGGATTTATCACGTCCGGCTTCTCCCTCGTGGGTCGTGGGGGTCTGGAAAAATTCCTTAACAGCGGCGCGACTAGGCGCGACATGAAGAACCTTTTCTCTAGCTTCGCTGGCAGGGAACTGACGGACGACGTCTTTAGCGCAACACTACGCCCAATACTCAAAGACGGAGCGAAAAAATTTATCCGTGGAACTGGGGGTATGGAACTCCTCCGTAGCGCGGGTGATGAAGCTCTTGAAGAAGGTCTCGATGAGTTCTTGAACACGTTCATCGTAGCGTCGGCTACTGATGAGAACGTCCCGCTCATGGACTTGTTACACGGGACGGCTATGGGCGCGATCTACGGCGGTGTCTTTGGTGCGGCACTCCCACTAGCTAAGAAGACTCTAGGTCGTATGACGACTGGGGCAGCTATGTCCCCATTACAAGCTGAAACCGATCTCGTCAACCGGATGGTTTCTGATCTTGAGAAAGCCGGAAGCCCGATGTCGGCGGAAGCCGTGCGTGACCGCCTCCGTAAGATCCAACAGACCCCAGCCCAGAGACCGAAACCTGTCGAAACAGCCGCTGAACCAGCAGTCGAAACAGCCGCTGAACCAGCAGTCGAAACAGCCGCTGAACCAGCAGCC